CCGTTGTCTCAAATAAATCAGCCGATGATGTAATTGTGCAACTGCTACCAGTCCGTGCATTAGCTGTTAATGTTGTTGTTGTATCATTTTCATCTAAATATGGGCCGTTAACAAATGCGGGTGTACTTAATGTCCAGGTTGTATGCGCTGTCCGTGTTAACTTTCTTGGCGCATGGTCAACGTGTGTTAAATACATAACATCCGCTGATTGTGTAAACTTTAAATCCGCTACTTGCGCTGTTGTATAAGGCGTTGTTACTTCAAATATTTTTGCAGAAGTGCCACCAGATGTATACGCTGTATAACTGGAAGAATTAATATTATTACCATCTACGTCTTGTATTTCAAAAGTATTTGTTGTTTTGTTTTTTACAACAAACGTCTTGCCGTTAACTTCTGTCATGCCTACGACACTATTAATAATAACATGGTCATCGTTAGAATAGCCATGACTACTAGCCGTAACAACTGCTGGATTTGCTTGTGTTATACCAGAAATAGTTTTTGTCGCTTCGGTAACAATACCGCCATCACGAAAAACTCTAAAATATAAATTACCAAATTCTAATATATAAGTATTTGCTGTTGTGGTGTTAAATTCAAATGGTACTAATCGTACTGCCGCCGCACTTGATTTAACTTCGTGAATAAACTTTGTGCCAGGTCGTCTGGCTGCACCACCCGCAGGATGGACAATAAAGTTTGTTAAACTTTTTGCTGCATTGACATAACGGGTTAAATCCGTTCTTCCGTCCAGCAAATCACTAATTTCACCAGAAGTAAAATTTGTAAAAGCGGTTGTTGCACGCATTAGAACCTCGAATTAATAAACGTATCAGAATGAATAACACCTTGATCCACACCTTCTACTCCAGGCATACCTTCGGTAGCATCGACAAAGCGTGCTTCACTTAATTTCATATTATAAAATTCCCACATTGTTGCTGTTAATGTGTTGTTGTTTGTTATTGCATACGCTATGTCAGCAGCTAATCGTGCCGCTATTGTTTCAATTAATAACATATCGTATTGGTTAGGATCGGTTATGCGACCCACATATTTTATTTTCATAGTAGAATTGTCGGATGCTATTGTGCGTCCTTCTACTTTATAATCTGTATCTAAATCTTCTACACGCAAAACACGCAAGCAATACGGATCAGTTGGTAAACTAAACGCATAAGTATATTGCCAAGTCGGTGCCGTGCTGTTTTGTGCTAAAGACGCACGGGTTATTAAACAATTCCACGGATGCGCACGAAATACCGCATCACGCACAAAAGCATAACGCTGGTTACAAATACGCGCAGCAACACTATCTTCTGTTAATGAATTAATGTTACTTGCACCCAAATTATTTAATGCGCTATTTGCTATATCTACGTCTGAAGCCATAATTTTTTCCTATAAAAAGAGGGGAGCAGCATAACGCTTGCCCCCCAATTATTGTTAATCGACAACATAAAACATAGTTACCTCTATAGTTCCAGTACCAGCTGCGCCTGCTAATGTCGCGGTTACGGTAAAACCATCTTCATCGGCATCGATTTCTGTTCCAGAACCTAAAGCTAACGTATTGCAAATATCAACCTTCTGTGCAGAAGTTGATGCTGCAGCTGCTTTAAATTCGTCTGCGTCTAATGCTACTGTAGTCCCGTCTGCATTTTTATATGCAGCATGACCTACAGACAAAGTTGTAGATGAACCTAATGCGTCATGGGCTAAGTACCCGTGTAGTATTCTTGCTCCATCTGGCAAAGTAAACATTTCGATTACTTCATCAGCTGAAAGAGAGGACGCTTCATACTGCCCCCAAGCGACACGAACACGACCGCCTAACTCATTAGCTTTGTTCATCACAGCAGGATTAGCTCTAGTATTAGTTCTTTGAGTTGAATAAACTGTACCCATTTTCTAATCCTCCTTTACTCGTTACAAGCTATTTGCACAACTTTTTCTTCTTCCATGCGGGTTGCCCCAATAGACATGCAATAGTAAACTTGTGTGCTGTAGCTTTTGTCCGCTCTTTCTGTGATTTGCGCAGAAACATCTTTACCAAGTCCTAATTTAAGACCATCTTCAGCCCAAGCAAGACATAGGCGAGAAGTGCCATCGTCTGTTAGGCGAGTAGTCGTAATAAATTTGAACCCGCAAAATGTGTCTATATCTCCTTGAACAAGTGCCTTTCATACCAACTATAGCTTTCGCTACCATTTCTGTTTGTGGTCTGGACTTTCTCTTAACCTTCGCTAAATGCGTTAAGGTTCTGCCCGTCAAGTCTCTACACCTTCCATTTATTATGGCTTGGCTCGGGATTAGTATTTTAAAACCTTC